TGTGACACCAATTTAGATGAGTTTACCAAAATAGCTTATCTGATAGACTTAGATTTTAATGAGTGGAAACAAAAGTATATAGTTGAAGGACATATTCCAGTTCTATATCTAATTGAAGCAGTTTCAAAAAATCATTTGTTAACAGTTTCTGATTCTCTGATTGAAATATGCCAAAAGCTAGGATATACAAAAGATGATATTCTTGAAAGCTACTGGAAGAAGTGGCAGAAAAATATTCAAAGAATTGGAAAGGAATGGAATTAATGAAAGAGTTGAATTATAAAGAAGCTAGGGAATTAATCTTACAAGGAAAAAAGATTGCAAGAAACTTTAATTTAAAAGTATATGTTTACTTTAAAAATGGGCAACTTGTAAAAGAAGAAAAAATACATAATAATAAAAGATTTATAAAATCTATTTATGCTAATGGAATAGAATTTTTCGATGAATTATTTAAAGGCAACGAAGAAAATAACAGTTATAAATTTGTAGAGGTAGATTAAAATGATTGAATATTTATTAAAGCTTCAAGTAAAAGATGAGAATAAAATTAGAATTATAAATAATCGTATTTTTAGAGAAAAACATATGACAGATGAAGAAATGGAAGAAAAACAAATAGAATTCTGTAAAAGTATGAGAGAAAATTATAGAGAAGCTGGAAAGACTTTAGAAATTATAGAGTATTCTATGACTGAGGTGAGTTAAACCATTATGAGTAAAAATAAAAAAAGAGAAATAAAATTATTAAGAAAACAAAATAAATACTATAAAAGCTATATAACTAAACTTGGAAATGAATACTATGAACTAAATAAAAAAATATTTATCAAAGATAAGGAATTGACAATAGCTAAAGTAGATTTAGTTTTGAATAGATTTTATTTGACAGCAGTAGTTGTGATAGCAATAGTTGAATTAGGAATAATATTATTTTAAAGGGTGAATTAATGAAGCAAAGATTTGAAATTCCATATAAACCAGATTCTGTTAATGAACATTGGGAAATAAACAAATTTGGAAAAGGCTTGAGGCTCAGTAAAAAAGGGACAGAGTTCAGAGATGCAGTACAATGGTTTATAAAAACTAAAAAATATAAAACATTTTCTAATAAAGTTAGAGTAAAAATAGAGTTATATTTTAAGGGAAATAGACCAAAAGATTTAGATAATTATTTTAAATCTATATTAGATTGCTTTAATGGCTTTCTATACGAAGATGATAAATTAATCTATGAGCTAAGTTCAATAAAAAATATGGGGTGTAAGAGAGATTATTTTATAATAGAAGTTGAGGAGATAAGTGATAAATGATAACAGAGGATATAAAAAAAGCAATACAAACTGAAGTAAAAAAACAATTAGGAGTTTTAAAAGAGAATGATGGTCCTGGTAAAAATACATTAACACCATATCAGAAAACTATTGAACTCCTAAAAAACAGAAATCACTTTCAAAATAGAATTGAGTATTTAAAAAATAATTTAGATAACATCGAGATTAAGAAAAAATATTCAATTGGAGAAATAAAAGCAACTAATAATGCTAATCTTAGTGAAATAGAAAAAATAGAAATCATAAAAGAAGAAAGATTGAAAGAGATAGAACTTTTAAAAGAATTGATTAATTTTACAGACTATGGATTAACTTCCATAGAAAAAGAAAAATATAAAGATATAATTCCTATGATGTATTTTGATAAAATAAAAATAGAGGATATAGCAGAAAAATTTGATGTAGATGAAAGAACTATCAAAAGAAATAGAAATTCATTAGTAAATATGATAGCAAATAATCTTTTTGAAAGTGAGTTCCTGCAAAAGATAAAAAATATTTTTTTATAAAAATGTCCCTAAAATGTCCTTTTTTATTTTTGCAATATGTTATATAATGTTAATATACGAAATTTTAAAACAAACAAGTTATTGACTCTTGTAAAAAAGTCAAAATAATATAGTGCATCAGACTGATACTCTGACTAGACTGCGAAGGTCTTTTATTTGTGAAAACCAAATATGCACTGCCATAGATATCAATACTCTCGTGATTCTTAAATGAATAGGATACGTCCTCTACGAGAGTTTTTTTATTTATAATTTTCTCCATAAAAAGATAAATTATTGAGTTCTTATAAAAAAGACTTTTTTATTTTATCGAAAAAGATGTATAATAAAATACAAAGATTTTTTGAGGTGGAGAAAAATGAGAAAATATTATATCGCTATTATTGTAACTATTATATTATTTACAACTATTCTTTGTCATCCATTAAATAAATGGCTATTACACAACAAATGGAACCATAGTGACTGGGCTAGTTTTTTAGGAAGTTTGATTACTGCTTTTGTAGCAATAGGTTGTATTTTGTTAGAATTTTATAAGCAAAAAAAAGAAAAGGAAAAAGATGAAAAAGATAGTCATGAAAGATTTTTAATTTTATTTATAGATTCATTAAAAAATGAGTTTTATTATATTTCAATAAGATTAGAAGCAATAAAAAAATATATAAATAGTCCTGAAGATATGAAAAAATATGTCCCAGATTATCAATTTAATGAAATGTTTTTTAGAAATATATTAATTAAATTGCCTAGTGATTTTCTTCAGACTGCTAATTTGTTTATTTATGATATAATTGTTGCAAACATAGATATAGAAACTTTTTTAAAAAAGACTCAACCAAATAATGAAGAAGTTATTAATACTAAACTAATCCCAGTGAAAGAATTATTAGAAAAAATATATAATTATGATGTTGAGGATAAAGAAGTAGAAGAGGTTACCATTTTTTATACTAAAATTAGGGATGAGTATTTTGAAAGAAATAAGAAATTAAATAAAGAATTTGAAGAGTTTTTAAAAAATGGTATAAAAAACAAATAAATAAAAAATTTAAAGAGAATTTGAAAAGGTTCTCTTTTTTTTATTATAAAAACTGGAGGTGAAGTAGCATTGAAATTAAATGCAAGGCAAAAATCTTTTTGTGAGTTTTATGTAGCTAGTGGCAATGCTACTGAAGCTGCAATGAAAGCAGGATATAGTGAGACATATAGTAAGACAAGAACTAATGTTTTATTACAGAATGTCGAGATTTGTCGATATATAAATGAACTGCAAGAGAAAACAAAAACAAGTAGAATTATGACAGCTATTGAAAGAAGAGAATTCTTAACTAAGATGATATTAAAAGAAGAAACAAAAGATACTGACAGATTAAAAGCATTAGACATTCTAAATAAAATGGATGGAGAGTATACTCAAAAACTAGAAGTTAAAGGAGAATTAAAATCAGAAGATCCTTTTAAAGGATTATCCACAGAAGAACTAAAAAAGGTGATTTTTAGTGGAGATAAATAAAGAGGCAATAAGAAGAGCAAAATTAGAACTTGCAAGACGTGAGTTCTTTTTTTATTGTTATTTAAAATCTCCTGACTTCTATAAATACGAGAGACAATTTTTAGTTGATTTATGTAATGATTTGCAAAACTTTCTAACAAGTGATGATGAAGTACTTATCTTAAACCTTCCACCTAGACACGGAAAGTCAAGGACAGTAGGAAATTTAGTAGAATGGTTACTTGGTAGAGATATAAATGCAAAAATAATGACAGGAAGTTATAACGAAACTTTATCAACTACATTTTCAAAGAATGTTAGAAATACTATACAAGAAGTAAAAGGTGATAAAGATAAGATAGTTTTTTCAGATATATTTCCTGGAGTAAGTATAAAACAAGGTGATGGTGCTATGAACCTTTGGAGTTTAGAAGGTGGATACAATAACTATCTAGCAACTGCACCTGGTGGAACTGCTACAGGTTTTGGTTGTAGTCTTATGATAATAGATGACTTAATCAAAAATAAAGAAGAAGCTTACAATGCTAATGTTTTAGATAAACATTGGGAATGGTATGCACAAACAATGCTTTCAAGACTTGAAGAAGGTGGAAAGATAATAATTATAATGACTCGTTGGGTTAGTGGTGATTTAGCTGGAAGAGCTATTGAACACTATAAGGCAGAAGGTAAAAAGATTAAACATATTAAAATGAAAGCTGTTCAAGATGATAAAGGTACTATGCTTTGTGATGAAATATTAAGTTATAAATCTTTTTTATCAAAAGCTAAAGCTATGGGACCAGAAATAGCTTCAGCCAACTACCAGCAAGAGCCCATAGACATCAAGGGTAGATTATACAATGAATTTAAAACTTATGTTGATTTACCAAAAGAAAAAATTATTAAAATATCTGCCTATTGTGATACAGCTGACACTGGAGATGATTTTCTATGTAATATTATTTATGCTGATTGCAAGGATAGTGCTTATATTTTAGATGTTATCTATACAAAAGAAGCTATGGAAATAACTGAGCCACTTGTTGCAGAAGCATATAAAAAGTTTAATGTAAATGTTGCAGATATAGAAAGCAACAATGGTGGTAGAGCATTTGCAAGGAACATAGAAAGAATTACAAGAGATAAAGGAAACTATAAGACAGTTGTTAAATGGTTCCATCAATCTGGAAATAAAATAGCAAGAATATTATCAAATAGTGCTTGGGTAAATAATAATATCTATATGCCTATAGATTGGAAAAATAAATGGAGTGAATTTGCAAAAGATATTATTTCTTATCAGAAGGAAGGAAAAAATAAGCATGATGATGGACCTGATGCTTTAACTGGTGTTGCTGAGAAATGTAATAAAATATCAGGATTATCTTTTGATTAAGGAGTTAACAATGTGGGAATGGATAAAAAAACTATTTAAAAAGCCAAAGGTGGAAAATATGGAGATTAGAAAACTTGAATATTTAATAAGTCAATGGCTTTCTTCAAAAACTAGAGTGGACCAGGTGAATGGAGAAAGATATTATAAAGGTAGTCATGATATATTAAGTAAAAAAAGAAAAGCAATAGTTGAAGGTGGTAGATTAGAAGATATTGATAACTTAGTTAATTCTAAACTTGTTGATAACCAATATTCAAAAATGGTTGACCAAAAAGTTAATTATTTTTTGGCTAAAAAACCAACTTTTATTTGTAAAAATGAAGATGTTTTAAAATTATTTGGTAATAAGTTTCTAAGAACTTTAAGAAATTTAGGAGAAGATAGCTTAAATGGTGGTATAGGTTGGATATATCCATATTTTAACGAAAAAGGTGAATTACAATTTAGAAAATTTGAACCTTCTGAAATATTACCAATATGGAAAGATAATAATAAAGATGAATTAGAATTAGTTATAAGATTATATGAAGTCTTAGAGTTTCAACATAATAGTTTGGTTCCAGTTAAAAAAGTAGAAGTTTACTCAGGAAATGGGGTAGACTTTTTTATTTGGAATGGAAGTTTAAAACCTTTAGGACATTCAGATTATATAGCTATAGGAGAAGAAACATACAACTGGGGAAAAGTTCCATTAATTCCTTTTAGAAGTAATAACTTAGAGCAGCCTTTGATATGCAGAGTTAAATGCTTACAAGATGCATTGAATGAGATAATTTCTAAATTTCAAGATAATATGATGGAAGATGCAGGAAGTTCTATTTTAATCTTAACTAACTATGATGGAGAGAATTTAGGAGAGTTTAGAAGAAACTTAGCAACATATAGAGCAGTAAAAGTTACAAATACTGATGGTGGAAAAGGTGGACTTGAATCACTTCAAATAGAAGTTAATTCTGAGAACTATGCTTTAATAATAAAATTACTTAAAAAAGCAATAATAGAAAATGCAAGAGGCTTTGATGCTAAAGATGAAAGACTTGGAAACAATCCTAATGAGATGAATATTCAATCTATGTACAGTGATATAGATTTAGATGCTAATCAAATGGAAGTAGAATTTCAAGCATCTTTTGAAGAGTTAATGTGGTTTATAAATAAAGCTTTAAACATTAATGAAACTCTTGATGTAATATTTAATAGAGATGTTTTAGTTAATGAATCTGAAACAATTAATAATTGTAAGTCTAGTGTGGGTATCATATCTCAAAAAACTATAATAACTCAACATCCTTGGGTTAAAAATGTTGATGAAGAAATAAAACAACTTGAAAAAGAAAATAAAGAATTAGATCCTTATCCTGGAGATTTTGGAACTAAAAAAGTTCCTGATTTAAATGAGTAATTACTGGACTAGGAGATTTGAAGAAGAAGAAAAACAAAGAAATATATTAAATAAAGCTTATGCTAAAGAAATAGAAAAACAATATAAAATAGCAGAAAATAAAATAAAAAGTGATATTGAAAAATGGTACATTAGAATAGCTGATAATAATCAAATATCCTTAGCAGATGCTAAAAAGTTACTAACTAAAGATGAATTAAAAGAATTCAAATGGACCTTAGCAGAGTATACTCAAAAAGCTAAAAGTGGAGCATGGAAAAAAGAACTTGAAAATGCTTCTGCTAGAATACATATTCAAAGATTGGAAGCTTTACAACTTCAAGTTCAAAATAGCATTGAAACTTTAAGAAATAAAGAAAATGAGATGTTAGAAGATTATTTAATAAAGAATTATGAAGATACTTATTATCATTCATTGTATGAGATTTCAAAAGGATTGAATCTTAAAACAAGTTTTGCTACTTTAGATAAAAATAAGATTAATCAAGTCATAGGAAAACCTTGGTTAAAAGATGGGAAAACTTTTTCAGATAGGATTTGGCAAGACAAAGAACAATTAGTAAATACATTGAGAACTAAAATTACTCAATCTTTTATAACTGGTAGTACATTAGATGAAGCTGTTGAAGATATATCTAAATTTGTTTCTGATAAGATAAAAAACAAAGAGTATGTTGCAAGGAGATTACTAGAAACAGAATCTGCCGCTTATGCTTCAAAAGCACAAATAGAAGCTTTCAAAAGTATAGATGTTGAGAAATATGAAATAGTAGCAACATTGGATTTACATACTTCTGAAATCTGTCAAGAAATGGATGGAAAGGTTTTTAATATATCGGACCAGGAAATAGGAGTAACAGTGCCCCCTTTTCATTCACATTGTAGAACAGTTATAGCTCCATACTTTGATGATGAGCCCACAAGAGCATCAAGAGATGAAAATGGAGAATATAAAGAAGTTAAATACATGAACTATAAAGAATGGAAAGACCAATATATTAAAAAATCTCATACACAAGTAAGTAATAAAAATAATCTT